AGTAAAAGCCAAGAGTTAATTGCAAAGCAACACCCCGTCAGCGCGGGCGATATTCTGGGCATGGTTGCCGGCCTTGCCGCTGCTGCCATACACATTTACGAAACCGAGCCAGACGGGAAACTTAGCCAACTGTTTGCCATTGAAGGCATCCCGCCCACCTATCAACTCATTAAGCCGATTGTGCAGGAGTCCAAGCAACTAATCGAAGCGGGCGATACTGAAGCAGATGACTTTCTAAAATTCGTTACAGCAGTCATCTCGCTACTGGATAAGGCCAGCGAAAAAGCAATCGAGCTTGGCTTATCCGATGCAGTACCGCCGACTATTCAATAACCGGAGCTAAATCATGTATCGCGTAATCGGAACGTGTAGCCAATGTGGCGGCAAAGTAGTTATCCCTGATGTATGGGGCGGCATCATCCCGCCAACCCCAACTTGCCAGCGTTGTCATGCCACTTTGGATCAACCAGTTATCCCTACGACCCCAGCCAAACCACCTGAACGCCATTTATTCCAGGAGTAAATCATGACCGCAAACACCCAACTAACCCCCGCCCAAAAGGCACACCGCCTGAAAGACTTTTTCCAAGCCCCCGCCGTACAAGCCAAGATGCGCGAACTGCTGGACAAAAACGCCGCCAGCTTCGCCACCAGCGCCATGCAGATAGCCAACAGCAATCCCATGCTGCTAGATGCCGAGCCGATGAGCATTTTCAACGCCGCCGTGATGGCCGCCACCTTGAACCTGCCCATCAACAACAACCTAGGCTTCGCCTATATCGTTCCCTACCGCAACAAAGGGAAAGTGGAAGCCCAGTTCCAGCTTGGCTACAAAGGCTTTATCCAGCTTGCCCAGCGCAGCGGCCAGTTCGAGCGCCTGGTATCCCTGCCAGTGTATGAAGCCCAACTGATAGAAGAAGATCCCATCAACGGCTTCAAATTCGACTGGAAACAAAAACCAGCAGAAAACGAGCAGCCTGTCGGCTACTACGCCTATTTCAAACTCATCAACGGCTTTACCGCCGAACTGTACATGACCCGCGAACAAGTGGCCGCCCACGCAGGCAGATACAGCCAGTCCTTCAAAAAGGGCTACGGCGTATGGGCGGACAACTTTGAGGCGATGGCGCTCAAAACAGTAACCAAACTGCTGCTGTCCAAACAAGCCCCGCTGTCCATCGATATGCAGAAGGCCGTGCTGTCCGACCAGAGCGTGATTAAAGACGTGAGCGGCGAACAGTTCGACTATATCGACAACCAGCCAGCCGACCCCGTGATGCTGCTGCCGGTGGATGATGCCTTGTTTGCCACCCTGAAAGAAAACATCAGCACCGGCGAAATCAGCGTGGAGAGCGTGCTGAACGGCAACTACGACCTGACCACCGAACAGAGGGCAGAGATTGAGAGTTTGTGATGCTTATCCGCTGTTCCGCCATCCACAAAATCATCGGCCTGCCGCGCAGTAAAAACGACAGGCTGACCCAGACCGCCAAAAGCCACCTTATCGAGCAGGCCAAGCAGGAACTATTCGGCGTGGCCGCTTTCGACGGTGCCAAGTACACCGAAAAGGGCAACGCATTAGAGCCGTTCGCCATCCAAGGCAGCGGCCTGATACGCGGCAGACAGTACGCCAAAAACACCGAGCGACGCGAAAACGACTGCATCAGCGGCGAATGCGACATCCACGACCCGAAGCACCGCCTCATCATTGACACCAAATGCAGTTGGGATATTAAGACCCACCCGTTCTTCCGCGAAGAAGCCGAACGCAAAGTCAAGGAAGCAGGCTACGACTGGCAGATGCAGGGCTATATGTGGCTATTCGACTGCGAGCAGGCCGAGATTGATTTCTGGCTGTTCCCCTGCCCGGAAGACCTTATCGGCCAGTACGGCGACCCTGAAAAGCTGATTGACGCCATCGAGCGCATCCCTCTCCGCAGGCGTGTTACCACCGTAACCGTCAAGCGAGACCCTGAAGCCATCGAGCGCATTCAAGAGCGCGTGGCCGTTTGCCAAGAATACTATCAACAACTCATGCAGGAGCAATCCCAATGCTGAACAAAGTCATCCTAATCGGCCGCCTAGGCCGCGACCCTGAATGTAGATACCTACCCAACGGCGAGGCCGTGTGCAACTTTTCAGTCGCCACCAGCGAAAGCTGGAAAGACCAGAGCGGGCAGAAGAAAGAGCGCACCGAATGGCACAACATCACTATGTACCGCAAGCTAGCCGAAATCGCCGCGCAATACCTGGAAAAAGGCAGCCAAGTGTATATCGAAGGCCGTATCCAATCCCGCAAATACACCGGCAAAGACGGCATCGAACGCACCGCCTACGAAATCGTGTGCAGCGAAATGAAGATGCTTGGTGGGAAAGCAGAGGGTAGTTCGGAAAGTACAAATACAGCCGCCCCACCTGATCCGCCACGCCATCAGGCTCCCGCTGCTCCAGCGCAACCCGTAGACGATACGGACGGAATCCCGTTCTGAGCCTAGGATATAAAAATGACTACCTATCTTTTCGAGATTAGGGCAACTGACAAAGGGATGAAAGTTGAATACCCAACAAATTTTGACAATTATCCCGCCACAAACTTCACAGGATTAGTTGCCTTATGTGCGGCCGTACTAACCTCTTCGTTTCTGAAAGAAATTAGTGCCTATATCGAGAATGACCCAAAAGAGTTTCTGGATGCCGCGCTTTCAATAATGAAGAGAGTAAATGAAGAATTTAAAACTGACGGCGAAGTCCCGTTCTAGGAGCAACAATGACCCATCATCAATTTAAATTTGGCGACCGCGTGCGATATCTAGTAAGTGGCACAGTAGGTGTGATTACTGATATTGACCCCTATGACTTCGCCGAAGTCATTCATGAAGACGGCAGTGGAGACGTTTACCATTTTCAAGATTTGGAACTTATCCCCCACCCCGACACCGAGCGCATAGACTGGCTCGCCGCACAAGACGATATCGACATCACACTAGGCAACACCGTCCAACTAAAGCCCTGCCTGCGGGCGCATATCGATGCCGCCATGCAGGAGCAGGCAGCAGAAGCAAAGGAATAATCATGACCCAAACATTTACCCAAATCCGCGAATGGGCAGAAGCCCGCAACCTTATCGCAGGCAGCGACAGCTTCCGCCAGCTTGCGAAACTCGTAGAAGAGACCGGCGAACTAGCCGCCGATATTTCCCGTGGCCGCCCGCGCCGCTGTATCGCTGACAGCATCGGCGATTGCGTGGTAGTGCTAACCATCCTCGCCGCACAGAACGGCTTGCAGATAGAAGACTGTATCGCCCAAGCCTATGACGAAATCAAAGACCGGCGGGGCGTAATGAAAGATGGCGTGTTTGTAAAAGAGGAAGATGCCACCACAAACCCCGCCGCGTAATGCGGCTTTAATTTTGGGAGATGGAGCCGTGAGCCGAAACCGAAAACGGAAACCGTCCAAACCCTATCGCGGGTACTGCACCTTCCCATTGGTGGGTGCAGATACCTATGACGAGTTTCAGCAGACGTCGGAGATGTTCGGCGACTTTGCCGACCCTGCGAAGCGTAAGCGCATCTTTGACAAGCCCAGAAAGTACCGGTTTGAAATATGGCTGAAGCTGGTGGGCAAGCCTGAATACGAAATCCGCGAAGCCAAGATAACGAGCGAAGGCGTAACCCGTGAGAACCTTAGCCGGATATTGTACGAAGTAGCCATGCAAGGCTTGCGTGAATTAGACGGGCTGGAAGAAGTGGACGGCGAGCAGTCCATCATCAAGATTATTATTTGAAAGGGGAAACATGACCGACACCTTTTTAACCCGTGAAGAAATCATCGAACTGACCAGCCGCAAACAACCGAAAAAACAGGCCGAAACCCTGCGCAAAAACGGCATTCCGTTTTTTACCAATGCCGCAGGCTACCCTGTTGTCAGCCGCAGCGTGCTGGAAGGTAAACCGCAAAAACATAAGCCGGACAAGCCCAGGTGGCAGCCGGCAGTTTAGGAGGGAATAATCATGGGCAGGAAACGGAGCGCCAACAGCAACCTGCCGGATAGAATGCTGGCGCGCAAACGCACCCGAAAAAACGGCAAGACCACCGTCTATTACTACTACGACGGGCGGGAAGACGGGCGGCGCAAAGAAATCCCGCTTGGCACGGACTACATTGCCGCAGTCCAAGAGTGGAGCAAACTCGAAGCAGCCAAACTGCCCAAGTCCGCCCGTGTTACCTTCCCCGTTGCGGCCGAACGCTACCTGCAAAATATCATCAGCCACCGCAGCCGCAACACCATTTCCAGCGCCAACAACGCCGTGCGCAAGCTGTCTAAGTTTTTCGGCGGGGAGAACCCGGCGCCATTGGATGAAATCGAACCGGCACACGTCCGCCGTTATCTCGACTGGCGCAAAGACACACCCTGCGGCGCCAACAACGAAATCGGTTATCTCAGCGCCATCTTTAACTATGCCAGAGAGCAGGGCTGGACAAGCAAAGAAAACCCCTGCCGCAACGTCAAGAAGCATAGTAAGAAGCGCCGTGAGGTTTATATTGAGGATTACCTGTATCAGGCCGTCTATCAGGCCGCCAGCCAGCAGATGCGCGATTTAATGGATATTGCCTACATCACCGGCCAGCGCCCTGTTGATATAGTCGGCATTCACAGCAGCCACATCCACGAAGGCATCCTGCATATCAGCCAGCAGAAAACAGGCGCTAAGCTGCGCTTTGAAATTAGCGGCAAGCTCAAAGAAATCATCGACCGTATCCACCAAGATAACGGCTACCTGTTTCTCAACAGCCACGGGAAACCGCTATCCCGCGACTCTTTGGGCAGACAGTTTCTGGAGTTGCGCAAAACCGTCATGCAACAACGACCGGAACTAGCGGAAGAGCTGTCCAATTTCCAGTTTCGAGATTTGCGCGCCAAAGCCGCCACGGATATTTACTTATCTGCCGACACCCGCAGCGCTTCCGACCAACTTGGTCATGCCTCTGAGCAGATGACCAAAACCTACATCCGGCGCGGCAAAATCCTCAAACCGCTGAAATAGCGTTTTGCGGAACGCTTCTAAAAAATGCGGAAATATAACGGCTGCTAAAAGATGAATTATGCTTATGCAGTATATACTTATCTATGGCAGCCGTCTTGATGTTTGATTATTCGGTACAATACCGCATCTTCATTTTCCAGCCGCTCCCACCATGAACACTTCCCCCCTTATCGCCCTGTGTGCCGGCGAAGCTTCGGGCGACCTGCTCGGCGCACACCTGATTGAGGCCATCCGCGCGCGCTGCCCGCAGGCGCGGTTTACCGGCATCGGCGGTCCGCGGATGCAGGCGGCCGGGCTGGAGAGCCTGTTCGACCAAGAAACGCTGGCGGTGCGCGGCTATGTGGAAGTGCTGAAAAACCTGCCGGCGATTTGGCGTATCCGCAAAGGGTTGATTGCCGAAATGAAACGGCAGCAGCCAGATGTGTTCGTGGGCATCGACGCGCCGGATTTCAACCTGGGCGTGGCCGCTGCGCTCAAGGCGGCGGGCATCCCCACGCTGCATTATGTGAGCCCTTCGGTGTGGGCATGGCGGCGCGAGCGGGTGCACAAAATCGTACAGCAGGCAGATGAAGTGTTGTGCCTGTTCCCAATGGAGCCGGAGCTATATCGGCAGGCCGGCGG